TCTACCAGTTTTTGGTAGAGTCAAATGCAGTTGTGCTTCCCAAAAGCAATGACCTTCTTGTGTTGGAGTGATTGCATCTTTTCCATTTAACACCATTGGTTGCCATTTTTTAGGCTTAAATGATTGCTTTACTTTATCGTCTTTCCATTGTATATACATTCCCATTTATTGTCTCCTAATAAATAAAATAGAGGGCAGATTTCTCCACCCTCTATAATTATACCCTTTATTATCCCCAAACGGTTGTTGCACCATCTGCTGGGACTAGAGTTGCCTTACTGGATCCACCAGCAGTTTTCTTAGTAAGATATACACCAAGGTCTGTTGCATCAATTTCATATGCATTCCCATTAGTTCCATCATTACGTTTGAATTCACGATACTTCAACTTACCTTGAACGATTACTTTATCGCCCTTTTTAAGTGTTGAAGCAGCATATTCTCCTAGTGATTTCCAAACAGCAACATCATAAAAATTTGTGTCGCCATCTTTCCAACCACCATTACCATCAGACATTCTGTCTGTGCATGCGATTCTTAACTTAGTTAAAGAACCTTTTTCAAAAGTTTTTACTTCTGGATCTTTTACTAAATTTCCTACTGCAGTTATATTTTGTGGCATTACTTTCTCCTTCTTCTCGCTCTATCATCGGGTGTTTCTACATCTAGGATTGGGTCTAAAGCCACAACCGCACCTAGAAGTTCAAGTGTTTTCTTTACCTTTTCTAAGTATTGAATACACTTAAATCTTTCAGCATCAGTGTAATGTCTCCACTGACTCTCATAAAATTGTACCGTAAGGAACTTACCATAGTCAACTATATCTACTCTTAAATCATGAGGTGGTTTAATTGATCTAAAAGCCATTTGCATATTTCTTGTATAAGTCATATTATTTATCCATTGTTATGCCAGACCATACTTTAAACCAAGAATCATTATCTTTATGTTTATTAAACTCTCTAGATATTTTACCTGATTCTAAATATACCCCGCCCCAAACGCCCCACTCTTGATTGCTAACAGCATATGCAAGACATTGTCTTTGTGCTGGACACTTAGAGCACAGTGTGTCTACTCCTTCAGCAACTATTGGATCCTCTTCATATTTTTCAAAAAATAGATTTGTATCCATGTTTAAACATGAACGATCTTCGCTAAACTTGTACATGTGCTAGAAACCTATCTGGAATCTGCCACACACCATAATCCACCATGTCGAACCTATATTGAGTTTTCCATATACCATCTTTGAATACTCCGTTTTTAGTATAATACCCATCGTCTTCTGTGTAGATAACTACTGTCCAGTTATCCCATTCAAAGTTAGGGTTATTATCTATAATTGTATTCATTTCTTCTTTACTATTCACTATCATTATTTATCCTTAAACTAACAGTAAATGCTACAAAAATTAAAATAAATTGTACAATAACAGAAAAAATAAATCCTGGTTGACCAGTTATTATTCCATATGCTACTGTTGTTCCCTGTAATAGTACAAATGATATAAACATTAATACAAGGCTAAACTTATTATTATTACCCAAAGATATTGACGCCATAGTCATATAAAAAAATAGTTGTACCCCAAACATAACATATGACCATTGCTCTAGACTCAGATTCATTAGTATCTAAACACTCCAACTTCGCATGTATCTATTCCCTGTGCAAGCGTAGTCATCTTTGATAAAGATTCTTTTGGTGCACTGAAGAAAGCAAAATAGTTAACATGTTCAATATTTTCTGCTACCCATGCTGCATATACTTTATGAAAAGATATTTTAAACCCTTTTTGTTTTAAAAAGTTTTCTGATGAATTACAAAATGCTGCTGTAAAATTGTTTATAGCATGAGGTCCCAAAGACCACACCTGTATTTCATTATCTTTAATGTTAGACAATGCCACACTCATAGCCCTCATAAAGATCTCATAGTCTGAGAAAGACTTTGTTCCCTCTACGGCAATAATCATTCTTGTCCAATCGTATTTAATAGATCATGGATGTCATTTTCAGACATTCCCATAGAGTCTACCTTTTCTTTTTTTCTCATATTGATTTTTCCATCAATAACTTCTGAGGTATATAGTATATTATTATAGACCCAATAAGCCTTGCTGTCAAGAGTTGATACCTTTATTATTTCTTCATTATTATTTAACTTAATATATTTATAGTTCCACAAAAAGAAAAGAGTCGTGCATAATATTGTTAAAGAAAGTTGAAGGTATTCCATATTTTTCTATTCTGATATGCTATCTATGATCTTTAAAAGATTCTTAGTTTCTCTTTCATTTAAAGAGAAAACATCTATTTCTAATGCGTTATCTACATCTATAAATCCATCATCTGAAACTTTTGATTTATATATGCTGTTATTTTTTACCCAGTAAGCATAGTCATTGACAATTGCTACAGATACGTTGCTATCTTTAAGCACCTTCTGCATTTGAGTCAGTCTCTTTTCTGGCATCGGAGGTGTTTTGAATATCTCTTGAAGATTGTCCTTCTTTAAACTCTTGCTGTAGTTTATATAATACAAAATCAAACTCCAGTTGTGCACACTTGTTGCGATAATACTGAAGCATAGTTTTAAGAATTTGGTTATCTTCATCCATTTCAACTCCTCTTTTGTCTAATTCTACACTAGTTACTATTGTTTGTCAATATGTTTACGAAGAGAAAAAGGAGATTCTTGCCATACTGCATCATTTGATTTTTGAGATCTTATATTCATAATTGCGTTTCTTTTTGATTTAGCCCAAGCATACCCAGAGTCTCCGCCCCAAAGAAGCCACGCTATTTTACCATTTGATGGTCTTTCTGAGTTGTTCCAATCCTTGCCTTGCTTATCTACTTCATGGCGTGAGAAAAAAGAATACATTCTCAAAACGGTTCCAGGACTTAATTCTTTTCTATTCGCTAAATCTCGTGCACGTGCTACACCAACTGCGGTACCACCTCTACCAAACTTTCTTCTTAACTCTAATCCCCTGCGAGCATTTGATGCCATTGATTCTGTTGGCTTTAGGTCTAAATCTTCCAAAGATCTTTTTTCTAAATCAATTTCTTCCATTGATTTTTTAACTGTTAATGTTTTCATTTTATGTCCAACAACTGTATCGGTTGGCTCTCCATCGCGGTACAATCTAATTGCTACTGCTGGATCTTCTGGTGTACCATTAATTTCAAAAGAACTATTTGGAACTTTAAATTTACCATTTCTTACTACTCTAATTACTTTTCCTTCTGCTCTACCACCACTTGAATTCCAAGAAACCATTTGTCCTACACGAACTGAATCTGCTTTGTCCATTGAGTTATCGTCCATATCTTCTTGAACATCGCTTCCAACTGTTACATAACCATCTGGGATTACGGCAAATCTACAAGCACCTTCTTCTTCAATTGGCATTTCTAAAATTGCACAAGCAACTGAAGATTTATGCAAAGCACAATTACCACATTTAACTCCAATAGATGCATTTTCATTTTGTTGTCCACTTTCGTATCCAACCCAAATTCCTCTTGCTTTATCTAATGGTCCAACTTCATTTGCTAAGTTTAATAATGAGTCTGCTAATTCTCTTTCTGCTTGAGATAGTTGATCATATAATTCTTTACCTTCCCAGTCTTCTGCTTTTGTTAAGTCTGGGCAACATTCATCTGATTTTTGAACAGGAACACAGTTTGGAACCATCTTTCCATCTTTTCCTGGTTTCATCCCACGCTGTACATATCCATCCCAACATGGAGATTTTTTATCCATATCATTTTCCATATGGTCTGGGCAATTTTTTGGATCTGGGCATTCTTCCATTGAGTGTGGTTTTTTATTTGGTGTATCTTCATTAGTAATTACATCATTATGATCCATTTTTTTAGAATCTGATTCAGCAGCATATAAGGCTCTCTGTTGTTCAATCGCTTTTTTGCGTGATGGGTGACAGCCTTTTGTGCCCCCTGGGCCCACTACTGCATAACCTTTACAACCACCATAGTTTCTTTTAATATCATAAGGCATAGTTAAATTATATCACCGTTATCTTGCTTCCTTAAAAGGTTTTCTATAAAGAATCTTTGATCATCTGGAAGAGTATCTTTGATTTGTACTATCTCAGGCTTTAATAATACCAAAGGTACCCCGTCTTGGTCAAACTTCATCTCTATAAGGCCCTCACTCCACATTCCAAAGGCTATTTCATTTACTGTTTTAAAATGTTCTTCCCATAAATCTGGAACTAGATGTTCACATGCTGGGGTAATGTTATAAGTAAATTGATCAGATATAGCATCATATCCAGTTATTTCAATAGCCCCTATTTCTAATAGATGATCCATAAGTGCTTTTCTTTCTTCTTCTTCATAATTATCTATCATATTAATCTATACCCCCCACCCCAATCTCCTATTCTACCTCTAATCTTTTCTTTTGGTAAACCATCTTCATCTCTAGATGAATCATTATCTACCCCACCTCTGGACCAGGTATGTATGTCTATCTCTTTTACCCTATCTCTTTGAGCGTGAGCAATTGCATTATAAACAGAGCCACACATAGCGTCTGCTAAGTCTTTAGACTTCTTTCTAGGATGATCTACCTTATTGCTATTCATAATTCTAAGTTCTAACATTTCTTCTAAAAGAATATCTATATGTGGTGCAATCACTCTATCTTCATAGATAAGCATGGACAAGTCTTCATAATGTTTTTTAGCAACAGAAAGTGTATCTGTTTTAATACCTACTTGTTTTAATTCTTGTTGAATATCAAACGATTGCCAACGATCAAATGTTACTAATCCTAAATTAAAACCATTTCTTCTTAAATCTATAATCCAATTCTTTACCTCACTGAGATCTACAGGACCTTCACGCTTTGGCTCCCACCAGGCGATGGCGTCTACAACTACAAATGGAACTATCTGTTCGTAGTTATTAAATGATTGAACGCTTACCCACTTATCTACGTGAGCAATTGACACAGCACACTTGTCATGCTTTTGTGCTAAGTCAGCGTGAACAAAGTACTCAACGTCTTCTTTTGGCTTAAATGTTAAATCGAATCTTCTATTGGTGTCTAGTGGGTTTCTAGAAGACAAGGCTCTCTCAACCTTTTCTCTTGACTTAAAGAATGCATCTGAAGATACTGTTGGCATACAAGCAAAACGCATAAGTGCATCTGCCGCATCTGTAAAAAATGCAATTTTAAAATCTTCAATTTTTCTTGTTGGGTTCATTTCCCATGTAGGCCTACGTAGTGCAAATACTCCAGGAAATTTGTAAGATAAAATATTATCCTCTTCCCACTCAATAGCAAACTTGTTAGATGGATCATCTTCAGATAATGCTGGATTAATTATAAATTCATGATTTCTTACTATTGTTTCTTTATCTGCAACCACATCTTCATATCTTTGTGATATAAAGTCTCCTTTGTATCTTGGAAATGAAAGAAGGATTACTTTACCATAGTCTGGAAAACGAGAGTCTACAGATCCTCTAAAGGCTTTATAAAGGTTATCCGCTGTCTTTCCTTGATCGTTTCCACCAGCACCTTCCATAGCAAATCCAGATATTTCATCAAGCACTGCAAGCATTAAGTTTAGTCCTTCTGCAGATTCACGTTCAGAGTGTCCAGAATAAACAGTAATAGATTTATTAAATTCAATACTGTCAATCTTTGGTTCTTTATATTTACCAGCAAACCAAGGGGACCCTTCAATCTTAGATTTAAAACCTTTAAAGAATACGTTCTTTGCTTGTTGTGCGTTAACTGCTACGTTAATTAAATCTATTGCATCGTTTGATGGTTTACCAAAATATCTCGATGGGTCTTTGAGACAAAGAAGTTTATAAACAATATAAGCACAACCAATGGTAGAAGTATGGTCTTTACCACTACCTTTTCCACACATAAGAATAACTTCAGACTTAGTGTATTTTTTATAATGTTCATTACCATCTTCCTTTCCTAGCCATCTTTCAACATCTTCTTTTTTATAAATTTGGCTCATGCATTCTACCAAGGTATATTGGTACTCAGATAGTTCTGGCATATTAAGATAGTCTTTACTTCTTACAAAAGTTTTTACATCTACTGGCATTTCCTCAAAAGGACTTTCATCCAGTGCTTCTATAAATTCACTAAAATCAATCGTTGTCAATTACTACCACCTCTGTTTGCACTTCAGAAAGTCTTCTCATAATTTCTTCACGAATTTCTGGATGCTTTGAGGCTACTTCTTTAAGGATCCCAATTAGAACCCCCTGCTTTCTTTCCATTTCAATTATCTGTTCTGCTATCTCTTTATTATCTAACAGTCCTGCTTTTTGTAGCATTTCAAGTCTTTTGCTTTCAATATCTGCTATCAATTTGATAGCGGTTGTTTTTGCTGTAAGATTAGCAGTAGAATCTGCAGCATCAATTACTTCGTAAGTCTTTTTAATTAAAGATGAATAGTGTTGATCGGCACCAGCAAGTGCTTCTTTTGCACGTGCGTGAATGGCTTGGTTATTTGAAACCATTGATCGCCAATCGTTAAGAAGAGATAATACTTTTTGACGTGGCATATCTAATTCTTTTGAAATTTGAGAAGCATCATAGCCCTTAAGGTATTCTGCAGCAACCTGATTTACCAGGTCTAAGTGTTTAACTAATTCATCATTCATTATTTAATGTCCTTAATAATACAAGGTAGCCAATAAGATCTAAGATTGTATCTTCTGATGCATACTCTTTGCCTTTATGTATTCTATTAAGTTTATCATCAATACGAATAAATATTTGTTCTTTTGGGGTAGACTTACTAAATATATTAATAGGATGACTATATGAACTACCATAAGATTGATTCTTACTAATAAGTAGTTTTGCTATATCTAGACATTCATCTAATATCTTTCTACCCGCTGGTGCTTGGGTAGACATGTCTTTAACAATCCTCATCTTATCTTCAATTTGCTTTTCAAAATCAGGAGCCTTATACTCTGCCATAATTACCTCTTTGACTTTCTAAGACCAAATTTGGCAAGATATACGTATATAGTTTCAACAGATGCTCCACACTCTTTGGCAATCTCTTGAGGGCTTTTCTTATCAATCTGATACCTTTTCTTTAGCCAAGCCTCGCTTGTATATAGTTTCATTTTATCACTACCCTCTTGTCTTGTCAAGATTATGAGGTTGATCAACTAATTTATTCCAATTTTCAGATGAATACCACCCTATTGCGATAGAATCCGCAACGTCATCATCTTCAACACTTAAATCAAATTGCATATTAATCTTTCTAATAGTTTTACCTTTTCTCATTTCTCTTTCTTTTGTTTTATAAAATGAGTAAGACTTATCATTTCCATATAGGTCTCTTACTGCTAACTTTTCTTCCTTAGTTAGTTTTCCATTACCGATCCAATTTTGCCAAGAAACTGGTGAACAAGAAACTATAGGAGTCTTTTTGTACATTTGACTGGCTCCTAATATTGCACCTTGAACAAGAGAAAGGTTTATTGCAGTTTTTTGTGAATTTGTAAATATTGCTGACTCTATAACTATGGCATCAATTTCATAGTCTTTTAAAAATGACGCTATCTTTTTAGTTGCATCCCCTGTTTTTTCGTATACATGGTTTCCATAAAAATTAACTTTGCCATATTTAATAAGTTTTCTTTCTGTAAATACAGAGAATGCCATTGAGTTAGTTGAGGCATCGATTGCCAATATTGTATTAGGATGTCCGATATATCTTAGTTTACTTTTGCTCATAATCAAAAAAATCCTTTATCTCTTTTATTACCCTGTCTAATTTTTTGTTACTAACCATACAAGTATCACAGAACCCATTGTCATTATAAATGCTAAGAAGGGTACCACAATTACCAGCACAACGGCGATCTTTCCCAATTCGCTCTTGGGCTTTTGTAATTCTGTAACGTTGTACAATTTTTTGTTTAGTTGCAAGAGACCTGCATGTGCTATCGCAATAAATTTGGTTTTTAGTCGGTGTATCAAAAGATTCATCGCACCATTCGCAATATTTTATCATTCAAGTTCTTTTCTTCTTTCAATTTTTATTACACCTTTATCTCTAGAGTCACAAACCTTTTCTATTGGGCATGACTTACATACCTTAGAATCTTTTCTGTATCCTCTTTCTGGAAGTTCTTGATCATCAAATGCTTTTTTAACCTTACGCATCCAATCAAAGAAGTAGTCTATAAATTTAACATAGTCTTCATTTGCAACTACTGGTATAACTAATATCTCATGAGTGTTTTTATTTTCATAAACTATAGCACCTACTTGTTGTTTTAATATTTTCATATAAATAAGCAACTGTTCAATATGATATGTGCTAGCAGTACCTTTTGCTTTATGGTATTCAAAAGCCTCATTTTTAGTTGTTTTAATTTCAAGAAGAACTAATCTTTCTTCTAACTTAACCATTGCATCAGCGTATCCAAAAATTGGTGGATCTTCATTAACAATCTGCTCCTCACTCCACTCAAGTATTCCCTGAGCCTTTAAAGCACCTTGTATTCTTTCGTGACTACTAGATCCAGTATTCATATTGGCATAATTAATGCCTGTATTTTTTTCTTCCCATTCATTTCCTTCAAATGCTAAATACCAATATCTTGCACAATGACCATTTCCAAAAACTAATGTTGATGGGCTAAATGTTTTCTTTTTAATAAATCCAGTTTTACTAGATAACTTCATGTGTCCTTCATGAATATGATCTGCAATCTTATTTAAATCTATAGTTGGCTCTTTCTTCTTAACCATTTTATTTATTAAACCTTTTGTCATTAAAAATTCCTTACATTATATTTAAGGGCATCGACCAGTTTGTCGGTTGCTTCTCTTATTGCATAATACATATTTTTCTTTGCCCTATCGTCTTTCTTTACATGAGAGTACCAGGCTGCTAACATAGCAAACTTTGCTGATTGAGCCTGTAATTGTGTAATTAACAATGTTGCCTTTGCTGCAGGAACATCGGGGTTGGCTATTAACTTTGCAACTATAGTAAGAGTTTTTGTAAACTCTTCATCTTGCATGTATTCCGACATCTCATTAAAAGATGTTAACTTATTTAATAACTCTACTGTAGGTTCCATTATTTCTTTTCTCTTAACTGTTCAAATACTTCCCACTCAATTATAGCAAGTCTTACCTTTTTATGCTCTGATCCAAGAACTATCATTAGTGCTGGATTCTTTTGTCTATCTACTTTCATAGTGTCTGAAACAATTTTTGACCAAGAGTCTTGGCTAACGGAGTAGGATTTGGAATACTCCTTGACATCTACAACGAAGTCATCCAGTGATCCGTCAGCCTTGACTGGTCCTCTACCTGAATTACGATGTGGCTTTGCACCAATACGTTTTAACTCTCCACGCTCGCTCATCAGTATCCTTTCTTTGGAAAAGTTACTTTGGATAAATGTTTATTATTACACATCCAAGTAAGATCTCCTTTTTCTACATACATTCTTGCTTTTGGAACTATTTCTTTACACGTATGGCAAATAAATTTACCAGGATATAAAGTATAGTTAGGAGTTGATTGTTGATTCAAGTTCTTTTAGTTTCTCTGGATTTTCTTTTAGGTATTCAATTACTTTTGCTCTACCCTGCAGTCTTTCACCAAGAACTGTATACCAGGCTCCACCTTTTTCAATAGTGCCTAATAGTTCTGCAGTGTCCACAAGATCGGCTACCTTATCTACCCCGATGGTGTCTCCATCAAAATAAAAATCATATTCTCCAGAAAGAAATCCTGGGCCAGTTTTATTAAAATCAATATGCCAGTTTACTTTTCTTCCTACTTTTCCTTCTATAAGTTTATCTCCGACTGCAATCTTTGATTTAAGTGCGTTATTATCTGAGTCGCTTGACCACAGTTTAACTACGGTACTAGAGAAAAACTTAACTGCTAATCCACCAGTTGGCATATGAGAAGCATACATCGCACCAATATTATTTCTTAATTGTGATATTAATATTAATAATGTTTGACCATCTTGATTATTAGCATAGTTCAACATCTTTACGGCATTAGTCATATCTTTGGCTTCAGCACCTATTTGTTTAGTATTTTCTAAAGCCTTTAGTTCATCAGAATCTTTTTCAAAGTAAATAGCAGGTAATAATGCAGATATAGAATCTACAATAATAATATCTATCTTTGCTTTCATTAATTGAGTAGCAACATCTACCATATCATTAATAGTTTTAGCAGCAGAGTATACTAACTTATCTGTGTCTACCCCAAGTTTTTTAGCCCACTCAGGGTCAAACGATTGTTCTGCATCTATCCAAGCACATAACTTACCTTCTTTTTGTGCTTCGCCAATCATCTGCAAACAAAATGATGATTTACCAGCAGACTTGTTGCCCCAAATCATTACCTGTCTTCCGTATGCAAAGCCACCCTTTAATGCATTATTTAAACTTATACTTGGTGTCTTTTGTTTTACTACTTCTACATCAGTAGCGTTACTTAATCTTTTTCTTAAACTAGGATCTAGTTGTGATAAAAATTCTTCAATCTGTATAGACATTATTTAATTACCTCATTCAATACTAAGGAGCCATCGTCTGATTTACCAAATGTCATTTTAGTTACAGTTCCTGGCTCGCATTTCATATAACCCTCAGAAAATTGTCGAGGGAAAACTATAATAGGTTTCATTTCACGATCTGAGTTTGCAACTATCATGTGTGCCATTTTCTTTCCAGCCTTAGTTACTCTAGGCTTAAATGATAGCACATAATACTCTTCTCCGCTATAGGGAAGAGACTTATAATTTAAAAACTTAACTAAACTATTTGTAGAAAAATTCTTTATTTCATCAATAATAATTGCTTCACTAATTCTATTAGCACCAACTAAAAATAGATATGTCTTACCTTGTTCTATCTTGGTTTCTTCATCATCAAATACTCCAAGCATTCCAGTGGCATCCATGATCTCTACTCTTGACCAACCTTTGCCACGCTTAATATTCTTTACAACGCCCATGATAATGTGTACAGTTGTTTCATCAAAGTCTTCTATGTCATCTATGTAAGCATAATAATGAGGGGGAACGCTAGTTGTAAACTCTGGAAGATTTAAGTATTCATAAAGGTTTTCTTTTACAACACTTTCCTGCCTTGGATTATCTGGAAATGCTAATGCACCAACGGCATTTAATGCTTGAACAGCCCTTATGTTTATTCCACTACCCTTTTTTGATGCCAATGTTGTAAATTCTTGATAGGACTTATATGGCCTGTATGCCATAATCTTTGATGATACTCCGTCAGAGATCCACTTAATTGAAGATAGCCCCACACGAATACCTTTTCCTTCAATAGTAAAGTCAGACTCAGATTCATTAACATGTGGCAATCTAATTGCGATTCCCATTCTTTTTGCTTCAATCAAATATTCTGTTCTTGCATCCTTGTCTTGTTCGTTTCTTAGTAGACAATACATAAACTCAATTGGGTAATAATACTTTAACCATGCAGTCCAATAAGACAACATAGAGTATGCAACGGCATGTGACTTGTTGAATGAGTAGCCTGCATGAGCCTCAAAATCATGCCATAAAGCCTCTGCTTTGAATGGGGTGATATGTTTTGATGCACCCACTACAAATCTGTCTTTAAACTCGTCAAATTCTTTTGCATCTTTCTTTTTACCAATAATCTTTCTAACCTTGTCTGCCTCTGCCATTGTCATACCACCAAGATGAACGCAAGCCTGCATTACCTGTTCTTGGTATAAAACACATCCATAAGTATCTTTTGTAAATTCTTGCATAATAGGATGAATATATTCAGTAATAGCCTTACCGTGTTTTCTTGCAAGATATGTTTTACCAATAGTATTCATTGCACCTGGTCTTACTAGAGCATTAGAAGCCGCTAATTCATTTAAATTAGAGACACCCATCTTTACTAAAAGATTTGTATATGGGGTTGCTTCACATTGAAATACTCCTTTTGTTCTTCCGTCTGAAAGCATTTCATAAACCTTTTTATCATTTAAATCAATTTCATTTAGTTTGATATCTATCTTATGACGTTTCTTAATAGACTTAATTGTTTCATCGATTACCGTCAAAGTTTTTAAACCTAGTACATCAAGTTTGATCAATCCAATGTCTGCTGCTTCATCCATATCTACAGCAACTACTGCAATGCGATCTTTTGTTCCTGGAGCAAGTCTAGTTTCTAATGGTGCATATTTAAAAATAGGCTCTTTTGCTGTAACAACTCCAGCAGCATGAATGCCAGTTCCTCTAATTCTTCCACGAAGTTGTTCTCCGTACTTAACTACTTCTGGATATTTCATTCTAAACCATTGTGCACTCTTGCTTGAAGTAAAGTCATCCCAATCATCAACATTTTTTAATACCTTATTTACATCAGACAAAGGTATGTTAAATGCTCTAGATACATCTCTTACAATACCCTTTCCTCTAAACTCTAAGAATGTAGCAATAGATGCAACATTTTTATATTCTTCTTCTAAATAACCTTTTAATTCATCACGTCTTGAGTCTGCAATATCAGAGTCGATATCTGGAAAGTCATTACGCTCTGGGTTAACAAATCTAAAAAAGAGTAGTCCATGCTCTATTGGATCAACATCTGTAATTCCAAGTGCGTAGCAAACCAAAGATCCTGCAGCAGATCCACGACCTGGGCCAACTAAAATTCCTTGACTCTTAGCCCAGTTAAGCATATTGCTTACAATTAAAAAATATGGAGAAAAGTTTTTATCTCTAATGATATCTAGTTCTTCTTGCAATCTTTCTCTATATTCTGGATTATCGTATAGTCCTTTTTCAGTTAATCCTTTTAATGCAAGATCTACTAATCCCATATGAGGGTTATCTATTTTAGTAGGCAGTAAGTCTAGTCCAGATTTAATATCATATTCTTCTATCTTATCTGCTATCTCTAATGAGTTAGTATAAATATCTTCTCTCTTTATACCCTGCATATTCATCTGTTGTTTCATCTCTTCATATGAAAGAAGGTGAATATCAAATGATCTAAAGGACATCTGTCTATCTGCACCATACAAATAATCAAGACGCTTCATCATGTCATCTATCTTTTGAGACTTTTCAAACTTGGCTTCTTTGTCTAGTTTTGCATGAGTGTTTAGTAAAAGCATAATTTCTTGAACTACCTTTTGATCTACTGTAGAGTGATGACAGTCTGGAGTTACCACAGACTTAATTTCCATACTGTCTGCAATTTCAAGCAATTCGTTATTTAACTCTCTAGAGTTATGCGGCATAACTTCAACATAAAAGTCATCGCCAAATGTATTTTTAAACCAGGTCAACAATCTTTTTGCTTCTGCGTATTCTTTGTGCTCTAAGGCTTTTGCAATTAGTCCAGACATACAGGCTGATAACACAATAAGTCCGTCTTTGTATTTTTCTAATACTTCAAAATCAATTCTAGGCTTTTTATAAAATCCTTCTGTCCAGCCTATTTCATTTAATCTATTTAGGTTTTCTAATCCTTGTTGGTTCTTAGCAAGAATAACAATGTGGTTATAAACTAAGTCTAGAGGATTATCTCCTCTTTCTGCTTTATCTCTTCTATCAAATCTATTATGAGTAATATATCCTTCTATACCAAGAATTGGCTTTATACCCTCGGCTTTTGCTGCACGATACATTGGACGATGTCCAGATAGTGCACCATGATCTGTAATGGCTATGGCTGACATACCGTTTTGTTTTGCACGTTTACAA